AGGGTTTAGCAATTACTTAGCTTCTCCACCAGCTATCGGTGGTACAGCAGCGGCAGCGGGTACATTCACAACGCTAACAGCCACTGCGGATTCGACATTCACTTCAACTGGTGCTGTAAAAGTCCCAGTAGGTACAACCGGACAAAGACCTACAGGTGCGGCCGGTAAAATACGGTTTAACTCAACACTGTCTCAGTTTGAAGGCTATAACGGCACTACTTGGGGTACAATTGGTGGTGGCGCTACAGGCGGTGGCGGTAACCAAGTTTTCTATGAAAACAGTCAAATTGTGACTACAAGCTACACAATCTCATCAGGCAAAAGTGCCTCTAGCACAGGGCCTATTACAATCAATTCAGGGGCTATAGTGACTATACCTTCTGGCTCACGGTGGGTGATACTCTAATGGCATACGGAACAATTTTAGCTGACGTTTATCAGTCATCAACTGCCGGAACACCACCGGTGTTCAATGATGGTAGCGGGAATCAGGTTGGGACTCTTTGTCGAGCTTGGGTAGCTTATAGCACTGCAACAGTTTCTGCTTCGTTTAATGTATCAAGCATCACAGCTAATGCGACAGGGGATTACACCATCAACTTTACTACTGCTATGCCAGATACTAACTACGCATCGGTTGGTAATTTTGGCGATACAACTAATGCCGCACTTGCAACAGGGGTTATTGGAATGTCTACATTGGCAAAAAATACAGGCTCTGTCAGAATCACCCAACAATCACCCGGCGGTGTCGGTCAGGCGGGTAATAGATGTTCAGTCGCAATCTTCCGCTAAGAGGTAACAAAAATGGCAACAATTTTAAATGCAGTAAGCGGAACAGGTTTAACACAGACGGCTGATGGTTCAGGCGTGATTAAATTACAGTCAAATGGCGTGACTACAAATGCACTGGCTTGGGTGAATTTTAATGGTACATCTGCCACACCAATCACACCAAGAGCAAATTACAACATCAGCTCTGTTACCAAAAACGGTACAGGCGATTACACGCTGAATTTTACAAGTGCATTGAGTGATGCTAATTATTCATTTGCTGGAGGTGCAACTGGGTCATCCGGTTGGTATGGGGTAGTCAGCTGCACCAGTATAGCTAATCAAACAGCAACTGCTTTAAGAGTTCTAGTGTGGACATCCAATGGTAGTACTCAATATGCTATTGATGTAGGCGCAGTAAACGTAGCCATCTTCGGCAACTAATTAACAGGATAAACAATGTCAAAAATCATCGCTTTTACAAACGAACTCGGTGGAGTTAGCATCTGCGTACCAACTGGTGAGCTTTCAATTCAAGAAGTTAAAGCCAAGGACACACCGTTAAACTCTATCATCATGGATGCATCAGAACTGCCTGAAGCTGACAACGACTTCTTTAACTCTTGGGAATTGGTAGATGGTGTTGTATCGGTTAGTATCGAAAAAGCTAAAGAACAAACTAAAGACCGACTAAGAGCAGAACGTGCGCCATTGTTAGCAGCACAGGATGTTGCATTTCAACGTGCATTAGAAGAAGGAAAGGACACAGCGGCTATCGTAGCAGAGAAACAAAGATTGCGTGACATTACCAGTCTGGTTGATGGATGCAAAACTACTGAAGAATTAAGGGGGCTTAAATGTCAATGACTCTTGATGGAAGTTTAGGCGTAAATTACCCTGATGCGACAACGCAAACAACTGCGGGTACTCAAAGCTTAACCAGTAACGGGTACGTTAAATTACCTAACGGGTTAATTATTCAATGGGCGTCTTTGAATATTACGGCAAACCCTACAACTTGGACGTTCCCTATTGCATTTACTACAGCATGTTATAGTGTTAATGGGACTGCACAAACGACATTACAACGCTTTGTGACTGTAAGTGCTTCAACAACTACAACCGCAACTGTTTATGGGTGGAGTGATGCAGGTAGTGGGTGGACAGGTACCACGTATATGATTGCTATCGGTAAATAAGAGTAGCAGTTTAAGTAACATTTTGTACGAGTAAAAACAATGAATAAAATCTTAGAAATCATCGTTCAACCCTCAACATGGCGCGGTCTTGTTTGGATATTAACTGCTGTTGGTATTAACTTAAACCCTGAGCAGTCACAGGCAGTTATCACTGCAGGTATGGGCATAGCCGGCATCATAGGCGCGTTTACTTCGGATAAATAATGCAGCTATCAGAACACTTTACGCTTAAAGAGCTTATAGAATCAGATACCGCTGCGCGGTTGGGTATAGACAATACACCCCCTGCTTATGCTGTTGAGAACTTAAAGCGCCTATGCGCAGTACTAGAAGAGGTGCGTCATGCAGTTGGGAAACCTATTCGTATATCTAGCGGATACCGTTGTCTCAAAGTTAATCATGCAGTGGGGAGTAAAGACACAAGCCAGCATGTAAAAGGTTGTGCGGCTGATATTAAAGTTAAAGGCGTTACTGTTGATGAATTAATGAAAGTAATTATCGGGGCTGGTATAAAATTCGACCAACTAATCCATGAGTTTGATAGCTGGGTGCATATCAGTGTGCCGAATACGCCGGCAGATAAACCTCGACACTCTATGCTTATCATAGACCGTGCGGGTACTAGACCTTACGAGGGGTAAACCGTGATAAAAAAGTTAGTCTATAAAGCTGGGGTTAACCGTGAAAACACCCGCTTTTACTCAGAAGGGGGCTACTATGACTGCGATAAAATCCGCTTTCGTCAAGGTACACCTCAAACTATCGGTGGTTGGGAACAGATCTCGCCCTATAGATACTTAGGTGTATGTCGCTCGTTATGGAACTGGGAAACACTTAGCTTCATTAACCTTACTGGTGTTGGCACTAACTTAAAGTTTTATATCATGCAGGGTGGTGGGTACTACGACATCACACCTATCCGTTCACAGCAAGCTTTATCAAACCCATTCACTGCATCAAACGGCTCAACCACTATTACGGTTAACGCAGTAGCACACGGTGCTATCAACGGTGACTTTGTGACTTTCAATGGGGCAACGGGTTTAGGGGGTAACATCTCAGCGGCTGTGCTTAACGGTATAGGTTTCCAAATTACCTATGTTGATGCTGATAACTACACAATCACAGTAAGTACACCTGCTAGTCCTGCAGATACGGGGCACGGTGGCACAGCGGTCAATGCTGTTTACGAAATCCATGTAGGTGCCGAAACCGTTGTGTCTATGTCAGGATGGGGCGCTGGCGCTTGGGGTTCAGGCACTTGGGGTTACAGCTTAACCTCTAATAATCCTATGCGGTTGTGGTCACAAGGCAACTTTGGTGAAGACTTAGTTTTCGGTCCTCGTGGTGGGGCGATGTATTACTACAATGCAAGCCAAGGCATTAACCCGATTTCTGCGGCGATTTCTATCGCGTCACCTGCTGTCGTTAGTGCCATTAATACATTGGTCGACTATGATCCTGTGTGCTTTACAACGACTGGTGCTTTACCTACAGGGCTAACTGCAGGTGTGACTTACTATGCACGTAACGTAACAGGTACTCAATTTAACGTATCAACTACACCAACAGGTGCTTTGATTACTACAACAGGAACCCAGTCAGGCAGCCAAGCGCTATCTATTAGGGGTGTGGCGTTAACTTCACTTTACGGAGCTTCAAGTGTACCGGTTGTTCAAAATTACCTCATGGTCTCCGACATTTATCGGTTTGTGTTTGCTTTTGGTTGCAACGATTATGGTAGCACTGACCAAAACCCATTGTTGATTAGGTGGTCAGACCAAGAAGATGTGACAAACTGGACTCCATCTGCGACCAATCAAGCAGGTAGTTTACTGTTATCTCGTGGTTCTAAGATTGTTACGGCTACTCAAACTCGCCAAGAGATTCTCGTATTTACTGATACAAGTGTGTATGCCCTGCAGTATTTAGGTCCTCCATATGTTTGGGGTTCTCAGATCATGGGTGCCAATATCTCAATTATTAGTCAGAACTGCGTGTCTCAAGCAGCGGATGTTGTGTATTGGATGGGTTATGACAAGTTCTATAAATATGACGGTAGAACGCAAACCTTACGTTGTGACATTAAAGAGTACATCTTTAGTGATATTAATCTTGAGCAGTCTGACCAAATCTTCAGCGGTACAGTAGAAAGATTCAATGAGATATGGTGGTTTTATCCTTCAGCGGGTAGCACTGTGGTCGACAAGTATGCGGTTTATAACTACCTAGAAGACATCTGGTATTACGGTACTATGGGTAGAACTGCATGGATAGACACGGGGGTTTTAACTGACCCGTTAGCAGCAACCTACACTAATAACTTAGTGTTTCAAGAGTACGGCTTAGATGATAACGAGACGGGTACTGCGGCACCAATACATGCCTATATCACTACCTCTGAATTTGAGTTGATGCAAGAAGGACATCAGTTTGGCTTTGTTCGCCGTATTATTCCTGACTTAACCTTTAGAGGGTCTACTGCTGAAAGCCCATCAGCAACATTGACTGTTATCCCGCTTAATAACTCAGGCTCTGGGTATACGGATCCACCTTCGGTTGGCGGTGTTGATAATGGGTTAGTTACGCGGTCGGCTGTACTGCCTATTGAAGCCTATACGGAGTATCTGTATATCAGAGTACGTGGTCGTCAGTTTGCCTTTAAGATGGAGTCTAACCAGTTAGGTGTAGCTTGGCAGATGGGGGCAATGCGTTGGGAAGTTCAGGCTGATGGTCGGAGAAGTACATAATGGCTACCACCACTAATATCATCAGAAACCCGGCAGTACCTAACTTACCTTTAGCACCGGTTGGGTATGAGCGTCAGTATCAAGATCAGTTGAACAATGCTTTGCGGTTGTACTTTAACCAGTTAAACAACTTGAACTCTGTACTTACTGGTTCTACGGGTGGTGCATTTTTGCAGTTCCCTAACGGAGCTTGGCATCAGGACGGTTATACTACGTTGGCAGTTAGTTTAACAAACACATCAACTACCCCCATTCAAGTAGCGTCTACTGCTGGTTTTTTATCTGCTGGTGCGCTTATTATTGATTCTGAGTTAATTGAGTATACGGGAAAAACGGCCACCACATTTACAGGCATTACCCGTGGCGCTTATGGATCAACAAAGGCTTCACATACGGCAGGGGTTTATGTTGCTGAGGCGCAACCTGTACCTTCATCAACGACAGAACTTGTCGTGAGTTTAACTGCCACAGATACGGCAAATGGTATAGACCTTGACCCTACAGATATTACAAAAGTAGTTGCCGCTGTTGCAGGGTATTACAACATTCAATTTAGTGCGCAGATGCTAACCTTTGACTCTTCTATAGATAATGTAACTTTGTGGTTTAGACAGAATGGTGTTGATGTGCCTTATAGTGCAGGTATTGTATCTATCCCAGCCATTCATGGTGGCAAACCCGGCGCTGCAATTGTATCTTGGAACCTAGTCATGGCGTTAAATGCAGGGGATTACTTCCAATTGATTATGGCCTCAGAATCAGGAAATACTGTAGCGGCTACCTATCCTCCCGGGACAGCACCTGTGCATCCGGCATCACCCTCGATAATCCTAACGGCTACATTCGTCTCAGCACTCTATTAGTGATATTATTGGGTTATGAATAATTTAGCTGAACAAGGTAACACCCCTGCAATCTTGGCTCTCGAACAAGCTATGTTAGCTTCGTTCGATCAAGAGGCACTCAAAGCGCAAACTGATACTCAGCATTATCAGATTAAAGGGGTTTATGCACGGACGATGTTTATCCCTGCAGGTATGCTGGTGACGGGCAAGATTCACAACTTTGAGAGTATAGGCATCCTTGCCCAAGGGACTATGCGGATCACCAACGGTGAAACAAGCGCATTAGTGTCAGCGCCTTATATATCGGTGGATAAACCCGGCATTAAACGTTTAGGCTACGCAGAAACAGATTGTACGTTTATATCTGTGCATCGCACAGACGCAGAAGAGATTACCGACATCGAAGACGAATTGGTCTCCGATACTTTTGAAGAATTTGAGACTAAGAGATTAGGGAGACCTATATGAGTTTTATTGCATCATTAGCTGCTGTTGGTACTTCCGTAGCGGGACTTGCTGGGATAACAGGATTAAGTGCAGGGGCCGCAGCGCTAACAGGCGCAGGGACTTTGGCTGCTGGTGGAGCTGCATTAGGTGCAGGCAGTGCAGCTCTCACAGGTGGAGATCCGGGTGAAGGTGCGATGATGGGCGCGATTACAGCTCCGCTTATGGCTCCTTTAATGCCTGCTGCAGGCGCGGCTGCCCCTGCTACGCAAGCTGGAACTCAAGTCGCAGCCA